AATTTCAGGTAATGCTGCTTTAACAGCAATAAGTGTTGGAAACACAGCAACCGCACTTGGAACAACTAATCAAGGAATAATTTTTGCAGGAGCAACTAGAGTAAGAGGAATGCATGGAACTGGTTCAGGAACTGCAGGCTTAATTAGTTTTATTACACCGACAGGTCTTATAATTAGTCAATTCGGAATGTCTAACGTAGCTGCCGGAGATGAAACTTTAGATCCATATATTCCAGATAATGGTTTATATTTTAAAGATGGAGCTATTGTAAATCTAGGTGGAGCTGTTGGTACATTGACAGTATTTTTTGACGGTCCAAATCCAAGTTAGGAAAGCTAATGACAACTTCTGGAACAATAGCATTCAATCCGCCGATTGATGAAATAATTGAAGAAGCGTATGAAAGAACAAATATACGTGGAACCAGAACTGGTTATCAATTAAAAAGTGCTAGACGTTCATTAAATATTTTATTTTCTGAATGGGCTAACAGAGGTCTTCAACTTTGGTCAATCAAACAAGCTTCAGTTAATCTTGTTCAAGGAGTAGGTACTTACAGTACCGCAGCAGGTAGTACAGGATATCCAACAGACATAAGTGATGTTTTAGAAGCATGGATTAGAAATAATTCAAGTGGAACTTCTGCCGATGTGTCTTTAACTAAAATAGATAGATCTCAATTTGCAGCACTTCCTAATAAACAAGTACAAGGAACACCATCACAATACTATGTAGATAGATTGGTTGCCCCAACAGTAAGTCTTTATTCTACACCAAGTGGAAGTTTCTCAAGTGTGGGAACACCAACTAATTTTCAATTATGTTTTTTTTATCTAGCAAGACTTCAAGATGTTGGAGCATATACAAATACTGCTGATGTAGTATATAGATTTTACCCATGTATGATTTCAGGACTAGCTTACTATTTAAGTATAAAATATTCTCCTGATAGAACAGAAGGTTTAAGATTATTATATGAAGATGAACTTATGAGAGCACTTAAAGAAGATAGTCAAGGAACATCATCTTATATTTCACCAATGACATTTTATGGAGATGGAGTATAATGGGAGTATATGCAACAGGAAGAAATGCATTAGCAATTTCAGATAGATCAGGATTAAGATTTCCTTATTTAGAAATGGTTAGAGAATGGAATGGTGCACTAGTTCACTTTTCAGAATTTGAAGCTAAACAACCTCAACTTGATCCACGTTACGTTGGTGGAGATGCACAAGCTTTATTAAATCCAAGGGTTCAAAGAGCTTCAACAGCTGGTTTAATTTTATTAGATAACAATCCTTTTACTACTGTAATTTCAGGTGGAGTAACTTTTGTAAATGTTTACTCTGTTGCTCATCAAAGACTTACAGGAGATGTTGTAAGATTAAGAGGAGCAGTATCTCAAAATCCAAATCCTGGAGCAGGTGGACCAGATGCACGTAATTTACAATTTTTTAGTCCTATTCCTAGTATTGATGGTGTAACAGACATAGACAGAGCAGCTGGATTTACAATTACAATTGGTAAAAAGAATGCGGATGGAACAGTTACTACTACTCCTAATTCTACACCTACAGAAATTTTAACAACACCAGAAAGTTTTTTCTTCTTTACTAGTGCGAATACTGCTACAACAGGAGGAATTTCAGGAGGTGGACAATCTTGTTCTGCTGGACCTGTAATTTTAGAGGCATTATAATATGGCATATACTTTAGCAAATTTACAAACAGATATAAGATCTTACACAGAAGTTGCAGCTAATGTTTTAACTGATGCTATTTTAAATAATATTATTAAAAATGCAGAGAATGATATTTATAGAGCTGCAGATTCCGATGAAGAAAGATTTTACGCTACATCAAATTTAACTGCTAATAATAGATATGTTAGTATACCTTCAGATTTAAGATTTATAAGATATGTTCAAGTAACAGATGGTTCTGGAAATCAAGTATATTTAGAACCTAGAGATACTAGTTTTATGGTAGAATACTATTCAACACCTAATACTTCTTCAACAGATTTACCTAAATATTACGGAAACTGGGATGCTTCAACATGGGTTATAGCTCCTACTCCAAATGCTAATTATGGAGTGACTTTAGCTTATAATAAAGAACCAACGAGTTTGACTAGTACAGTCAATAATACTAGTACAACTGGGACTTATGTTTCAAATAAATACCAAGATGTGCTTCTATATAAATGTTTGGTAAATACATATGCTTACTTGAAAGGTCCGACAGATATGTTACAATACTACAACCAAGCATATGAAAAAGCTTTAATGACGTACGCGGTTGAACAACAAGGCCGAAGACGTAGAGACGAAGATAGCGATGGAGAAATTCGTACTCAACTAGTATCAGAATCTCCGTCAGCTTACGGCAATAGACGAAGAACAAGTTAACACAAAGGAGAAAATAAATGGCAAATATAGTACCTTTCGCTTTTAAAGGAGAACTCATGTCTGGAACTCACAATTTCAGTGCAGGGGGTAATACTTTTTTTTTAGCGTTATACACAGCTAATCCATTCACAACAGCAAGCACAGCATATGTTACAACTAGCGAAGTATCAGGAGCCGGTGGTTCTAACTACACAGCTGGTGGAAAACAATTACAAAACCAAGCAGTAGGAGCTGCAACAGCAACAACTACAGTTGATTTTGATAATTTAACATGGGGAGCAGCAACAACAGGCGCTGCAACTTTTGGAGCAGCTTTTGCGGCAATCTATAATTCAACTAATGCAGATAAAATAGTTGTAGTTTTAGATTTTGGTGGAACAAAAACGGCAACCAATGGTGATTTTACTATTGCGTTTCCTAGTATTGCTGTACCTGCTAATGCAATTTTAAGTTTAACATCATCATAGGATTTTAAATAATGGCTTTAGTTTTAAATGATAGAGTAAAAGAAACTAGTACAAGTACTGGTACAGGTGCAATGACACTTGCCGGTGCTGCAATTGGTTTCATAACTTTTGCAACAGGCATTCAAGGAAATAATACAACTTATTATACTATTCATAATCAAGGTACTAATGAATGGGAAGTAGGTTTAGGAACTCTTAATGCAGCTGGCAATGAGTTAACAAGAACAACTGTAATCACATCTTCGGGTGGTGGTACAGCAGTTACTTTTAATACAGGAACTAAAGATGTTTTCTGTACTCTACCTGCAGTTAAAACTACAGACATGACTTTAACAGCAACAGGAGATGTATTATATGCATCTGCTGCAAACACACCAGCGAGACTAGCATTAGGATCAGCTGGCCAAATATTAGTTGTCAACGCAGGAGCAACCGCTCCCGAGTGGACAGTTAATGATAAAGCATCGGAAGGATTTGCAGTTGCTATGGCAATTGCATTATAAGTAAAGGATAAATTATGGCACAAAATTTTAGAAGACATACAGCAAATGCAGTTGGAACAGCAGCGGTTGAATTATTTCAATCAAATGGTTTTGATTGTGTTGTAGGTATATCTCTATCTAATGTACTAGGAACAGCTATTAATGCTACAGCTTATATCAATGATGGATCAAACAACATCTCTATAATAACAACAGCTCCAATTCCAACAGGATCATCTCTACAAGTTTTAGATGGTGGCGCAAAATTTGTTATGCAAAACGGAGATAGATTATTTGTTCAAAGCGATACCGCTTCATCAATTGATGTATATATTAGTATAGTAGATGATATTAGTAGTTAAGGATAAATATGGCATACATAGGCAACAGGCCTGCAAATCAAGCTCTAACAGCTAATGATATTGCAGATGGAATAGTAACTAATGCAAAATTAGCAGGTAGCATTAGTAATAATAAACTATTGCCTCTTGCAAACTCAACTTTAGTCAATGATGCTGTCACATATAATTCTGTTACAGTTGCTCTAGGAGCATCTGGTACGATACCAACAACAGAACCTAATCCAACATTTACTTCTATTAGTCCAACAACGATCGACAATCAATCTACAAATATTACAATTACAGGAACAGGCTTTGTTTCTATTCCTCTTGTTGAAGCAGTTAACACTACAAGTGGAGCACGGATTACAGCTTCAGCAGTAGCATTTACTTCTGCTACAACTTTAGTAGCAACATTTACAATTTCAATTGATGGAACTTATTTCATACATATTCAAAACCCAGATGGAGAAGCAGTTAATTCTGGTTCAGCATTAACAGTTTCAGATGGTCCAGTTTGGACAACAGCTGCAGGAACTTTAGGATCTTTTGCTGGAGGATCATCTATTTCTTCAACAGTAGTAGCTACAGAAGGTGGTCAAACAATTACATACGCATTACAATCTGGTTCATTACCTGGAGGTTTATCTTTAAATACATCCACAGGTGTGATATCAGGTACAGAGAGTGGAGCTTCGGCAACGACACTATTTTCATTTAGTATCAGAGCTTCAGACCCACAATCACAAACAGCAGACAGATCTTTCACTATGACAATTTCTGTAGGCGCATCAGGATCAACACAGTTTAACTAGGAAATATTATGGC